CTCACACCTGACAAACTGTCTCAGGGTGTAATCCTTCCGGGCCTCAGTTGTATCAGCTGAGACCTTCGCCCACATCAGAGTAATCTGACGTACGGCTTGGATTGCATCCGGAGATGGAGAGTCAAGCAACCGTCCAGAATCAGCATGGAACACGAGTTCCAGGAAACCCCCTAATAGAGCGGGGAGCCCAGGATGAACTCGACTCTTTGCAGAGATCGAGAACATCTCAGGAACGACGAAACCTACGTCAAGGCTTTTTTCGAAGCTCTTGCCGTAATTCGCCAGGGATATCGTAAGAAACGATAACCCCTCGTGCTCCACCCTGCTCTTGATCTTTTTGAGATCAAGAGCGGTGCTGACGCCACACCAGGTTCCCCGATCAAGGAGAACCTCCTGCACGAGGCACATGACCCTTTCCATGTCCCTCCTTCCTGATCGAAGGAGTCAGACACTGGTTGTCATGTCTCTCACAACCCCACGGGGAGTCGACTCTGGAACATGTTCCAGAAATCGCAGCCCTCAGGTCGCCTATGCTGACGATGATAAACTGCAAAAGGATTACTCCTAAAGCAGTTGTCACATCCCATGTGCGGACCATTTCCCGCACACGGATTAAGTCAGCTTTCGCCACCAAGGAACTTGGTAGCGTTGGCACCGGAAGAAGCAGTGAGCCAGCCCGTAAGGGCATCGAGGATCTGCTTCTGCTCGGCGATCGTGTAGCCGGTCGTAGGAACGTCCGCAACCACTGTCATAGACAGCGAATACGGAGCGTTCTGGGCCGGAAACAGCGGATCGGCAGCAGTCTTCCGGAAATCGATCCTCGCAGAACGGCGAGTCCGCTTCCCGTAGGAAGAGGACACCGACAGCTTCACATCACCAGTATCCTTCTGGTAGATGGCGCTGTTCGGGCCGACGCTAACACGCGGAAGCGTGTTAGCAACTGCGTTGATCGTGATGGACTGAGGGTCAGAGAGAGCCACAACGTGCCTAACGTGAGGTGGGACCGGTGCAACAGGCTGTTGCACCGGCAGTTCGGATCCCTAATAGAGCACTATGGCCGCAGTTATCAGGTATACAATACCTGTAATTGCGAACCATAGGTACAGACCTTCCATGGCTTGCGTGAATCTTTCCTCACGGAAAGAGAATGCAAACCAGGCCCACCATAGGTGGATAGATCGG